AAACTTACCATTTCTTCTATAATATCTAGAATCTGGTAATGTTATTTGTTTTGCGTCTTCAGATATTTCCAGTATCCTGTTGTATTTCTTTTTGACGTTTCTTTTTTTCATATTAATGAAAATTTCTTTTCCATTAAACCATATGAGTCTAATGGGTTAGTATTTTGAATTAATTTAGTAAATTGAGAGAATCCCATTTCACTTGGATCTTTTCCTTCTAATTCAACAAGGTAAACTTCTTTACCCTGGTTTATAAAATATTCACAGTGTTTAAGTGATTGTTTTAATGCGTCTGTATCTAAAGCTACATATATTTTTTTAACTGTAGATTCGGCTATTCTTTTTAATAAATTTGTTTGTATATTTTTACCTAATAATGGTATAGCATTTCTTTTTATTGCAATAGCATCAAATGGGCCTTCACATAATATTAAGGGTGAATCCCAATTTATAAACAATTCAAAGGGTATTATATCTCTTGAACAATCAGGATTTCTATATTTAATATATGCATCTTTTTCAAATGAACGTGATGTGAAATAATTTAATTTACCATTACTATCATATGAAGGTATAATAATCATATTTTTATATTTACCAAAATCACAATATCCTATATTATATTTTAGAATATCATCTTTAGATACATTCCTTTTACTCAAATATTTAAATGCTTTTTTAGCCATTAAGTCTGAGTTGTCTATTATTTTCTTATACTCTTTAGGTAATGATACATCATTTGATATAATGACTTCTTCTACTTCACTATTAGTTTTAACTAATTTAGATAATTCTACAAAACTATCTGCTGATGCTTTAATTTGTTTAAATAAAGCTTTTAAAGTTTTACCCTTTTTACCACATACCCAACAATGCCATGGATTATGTCCTTTTTTATTTTCGGTAAAGTTAACTTCCAATTTGGGTTTATGATGGTTGCAAAACGGGCAATGATAAGCTTTGTTACCCCTTGATGTTCTTTTACCACTTCCTATAACTGTATCAACTAAATTAACTAGTAGTTCATTTATCATGATGTTTAATATAACATCATTTTATTGGGAAGCCAAATCTTTTGAATAAAACTTTCCTAAAATATTATCATTATAAAATTGGTCAGGTTTTTCTAAAACTTGATATACAAATTGATATTGAGTTTCATAATAAGTGAGTAATTTTTTATTAGGAGCTAATTTTATTATTGATCTTTCAAAATTTTCTATTGGTTCTTTATCCATTACTTCTTTTAAAAGTTTATTTGACCCATAATAAGTTTTCCAATCTGATTCTTTAGTAACACGTTTATGTGTAGGTTTTCTACCTTTTACTCCCTCATATACTAATAAATCTTTTTTAGTTACTTTTACTTTACGATTATGGAAAAGTACTTTTTTACCTATATAAGATTTACCTGTAGGTATGTGAGTTATTTTATATACAAAACCAAATGTATTTTTTGGAAATTGAGTACATTCAGTCATTTCATCTCCATGATAAGTCCAATTCATATAAATGTTTTGGTTAGTAATTAACTACCTTCAGATAGTTCTTCTAGTGTTGGTGTTGGTGTTTGGGATGCTGCCTCATGAACTTTGTTATCTATTTCAGCTAATTCACTACTTAAATTAGGTGAGGTTAAAGTTGTGTTTATCTCTAAAATTTTAACATTATGAGATAAATCACTTGAAGATTTACCACCATAGTGATTATTAATTGTTAATATAGCATCTTCTTCATCAACAGCGTTAACTAAGTGAGTCACTTTATCATTTACAGTTTTACGTGCGTTTATGTCTTTCTTTTTTACTTTAGCTGTAATTATATATAACATTATAAATTAAATTTTATGTAAATTTTTCAATAAGACAGGTAACACCTGCCCCAGCACCCGCTGTATTAGCACTTCTTATTGTTACTCTATAGAAGGGGTATGAATTATCCATAGGTGAACCTATTGTAAATTCTAAATTTTCATCATTTCCTAAATTGCTATCAATATCAAATACTCCATCAGATACTTGTCTGTCTAAATATGTGTAAGCACCATCATTATTAGTTATAATATGAACTTCACCAGATGAAGGATTTGTTTTGATTTCACCTTCTATATCATCAGTACCTCCTTCATTCCAAAGTAAATTAATATAATCATCACTAAAGAATGTAAAATCTGCATCTGATTGTCCCCATCTGGTTTTATAGTATCCTCCAACACCAAATGTTTGAGTTGAGGAACCAGAAGTCATTAATATTGATGAAGATCCTGATACTACTAATGAACCTGAGAATGTAGCATTTCTTGCTGTTAGGTCCATAGATGCTTTTATACCCCCAGCTACATCTAATACTTCTGTTGGTGAATCTGTTCCTATACCAAATTTCATATCTCCTGCTCCAGCACTATCAGCTATGTATCCAGATGAAAGACCACCACCAATTCCTCTAATTTCGAGTTTTTGGCCTTTATATTGTCCAAAGGATGCTGTTGATGCTACACTTGAGGACACATCCCCTTGCAATACAATATCTCCAGTTACTAGGGAAGCAGAGATTGTTGCCAATGAACCTGATCCTATAAAAAGTTTACTATCTATATTACCTGATCCTGATGCGGCATATGGTCCTATTATTATATTGTGATTTCCATCTGTTATATCAAAGCCTGATCTAGGTCCTAAAATAATATTTTCATTTCCATTTTGTACATATTTACCAGCTCTATAACCTATAACAACATTATTTTGACTATCATGATTTGATGATGATATTCCTCTTAAAGCTTCATAACCTATTGCAACATTATGTTGATTTAAAGTATCACCATAATATCCAGCCTCTGATCCAATAAATATATTATTACCACCAGGTTGTTCATACCCAGTTTTATATCCTATAAATACATTATAATTGTTAGTTGTAGTATATCCTGCTCTGTTTCCTATAATAACATTACCAAGATCATCATCACTTAAATTCTTACCTGCAAAAGCCCCTATTGAAACATTACCTCCATATGAATTTGGTGGGTTGTATGCTGATTCATGAGTATATATTTTTATACCATTTTTACCATCTGATAAAAATAACTCTGATGCTGTTATATTACCTGATGCTGATATATGGCCTGCACTTGCACTTATGGTTACAGAATTTTGTCCCCATTTAAATATTTCATTTTCGTAATCAGCACTATGTACTGTTTGAGATAATGGGTTTTGATATAATGATTGTTTTGCTGTTACTTTATGATCATCTGCTGCTATAACACTTACATTAGGTCCTTTAAAATCTAAATCTGTATTATCATCTCCTATAGTATTTGTAGATGTGGAAGTTGAAATATGGAAATTAGCATAATGTACTGCTCCTGATTCTGTATTAAATGTTAAAATTTGTGAGGCAGGGTCTAATTTTGATGCTGTGATGAATAGAAAACCACTAGCACTTATATCTCCAGATGCTGTTATTGATTGTTGAAAAGTTGTACTGTCACCTACTGTTATAGGAGAATTACCTTGTAGATGACTAAATGAACCTGTTTCTCCATATACTATACCACTTGAACTAATATTACCTGAGGCTGTTATTTGACCAACTACATTTAAGCTGTCATCTATTCTCACAACATTTGTAGCACTGTTTACAACAGGGGTTTGGACATATGAAGCAACTATTATTCTGTCTCCAGATAAATTTCCACTAGCACTTATATCAGCTGAAGCTGTTATAGAACCTGTTATTCGAATTTGATTATTGTTTAATCTAATATAATCATCTCCTTTTATGTATATATCTGAATCACTACCCGCAGCAAGATGGATAATATCATCTCCTGCTCCCTTAGCTATCACAGCAAAATTTGAAGATGTAATTGTTAAATCTGATGCTGTTATATTACCTGTAATTGTTAAATCGTTTGTAGTGCTTGCCCCCTGGTCGGTTACTTGTTGCCATGTTGGAGTTGTACCTCCACCTCCAGCACTATAAGATCCAGTCTTATAAATTTTTCCATCACTATCAACAGTTAAAACATTAGTTCCAGTACTAACATTTGTAGGTTGAATAAAAGTTGAACCTGTTATTGTTAAAGATCCTGATACTGTAACATCATATGCTTCTGTTCCTGTTAAAGCATCTACTGATTGTGTTACATGTCCTGCTAAAATATCCTGCCCTGTTGATATTCCTGATTTTGATAATTCCTTTGCCATGTTTATAAATATTATAGATCTAGGTTAACTAATACAGTAGTATCAGTAGTATTAGAACTTTGTAAGGGTTGGGATAATTTTCCTACAGCTACTAATTGATTAGCGTTATTATATAAACCTACTGTTGTGATATAGGGTTCAAAGTATGAACCTGTTAAGAAATCATATACTATACCACTATTTAAGCTGCTTGATATTGCTGATGGGTTTTGTGTATAATTATATTCATTGGGGTTGAAAGTACATTTATATTGTGATTCATATATTGTAGTAGTACTTTGGAAAGAACATGTAATATTATTTCCAGTTATAATACTATTCAATTCAGCTACATCTGAGGTTCCATAACTTGCTGTTCCATAACCTGAATTTAGTCCTACACCATAAACACTACCTGTAATTGATGATCCAAAAGCTGTTAAAATAACTATTCCATGTTGGTATATAATATCTCCTACTCTAAAACCACCATTAAATAAATGACCATCTCCATTATCAGTTATTTCACCACTAATAGATCCACTATATTCTAAAGAAAAAGTTCCTGGTTTTATATATTCTCCAAATAAATTTGATGGGATAGATATAACACCTATTCTATCACCTGATGCTGTTGGGAATAATCTATTAGCATCTAAAGTATTTGGTAAATAATTATCATACATTGGTTGATAAGAACCACTTCCACCTTCAATAGTAATAGTACCATCATTATTAAATTGAGGTAAATTAGCAGGTGAACCATCTTCACCAAATAAAAAATTAGAGTAATATAATTGTTTTGTTGACTCGTATATTAAAGCTTGAGATTGAGATACAATTTGTCCCGTTAAGTTTGAGCCTGATATATATGGGATGTTTTCACCTATAAATCTATCTATACCTACATTTGAGGAAGTAAATTCACTAGCACCCTTAAAAGTAAAACTTTTATTTACTTTAAATGGAGTTACTACAACATCCGATGTGGTAAATGGCTTGTAAACACTCATTCATCTTAAAAATCTAATTTAACTCTTACTAGTGATTCTTTTGTAAAATCTTTAAGTAAGGGTTTTGAAAGTTTTGCTACTGCTATACATTCATTAGCATCATTATACATCCCAACTGTAGTGACATATACTTGTGGGTTGTTTATAAATTGATCATAAATTACTTCTCCTGTTGAACCTGATATAAAGGATGGGTTTGTAGAGTAATTAAATTCACTATTTCTTGCTCTAACAAAAACATAATCTGATGTTATTGTTTCTTCAGCATTTAATTGGAATGATGACCCTGAAACTATAGAGTCATATAAAATAGCTTGATTAGTACCATTTGTTAAATTTGGTGTTTTTGTAGTGTCAACTCCTATTGATTGAGATATTGCTGCAGGGTTTAATAAAACAGTTCCTATTTCTGGTAGGAATAAACCATATGATCCTGAACCTGCTACATAACCTGAGGAGTCATATGCTGAACCATTTGATCCAGAAACTACTTGATATACTCTTGTTGCTCCTAAGAATGTTGAGGTTTTAACATCATTTGAATCATTTGTCAGTTGTATTTCTCCATCAGGACCTGTTAAGGCTAAATTAAATGTTCCAGGGAATAATTTTTCTTTATATCTTGATCTTTCTATAGATAAAACCCAAAAATCACTTCCTGTAATAGAATTTGTACCATCCCCAAAAACAAAATTAGCATTTTCATCTTCTAAAATCATGGTTCTATACTGACCATATGTTGTAGAGGACGGAGTAAGATTTTCAAATGATATGTTATAATATTCACTTCCACTTCCTAAAATATTACCATACGCTATATCAAATTGAACAGCTGTATCAGAACCTGTGGCATCTGCTTGATATACACTTAAATAATAATTTCCTGATGTACTACCTACTTGAACTGAAGAAGTATAAAACTGTGTTAGTGTGGGTAATCCTGTTGACCATGCTGTCGATTGTACTGAATCTGCACTTACAACGAAATCCTCTGCGTCTAATCTTTTCATTTTTTATTTTTTATGTAGTTGATGTTTTTGTAATATTCACTGGAATTGTTATTCTAGCACCACTATCCAAACCAACAACTGTTAAAGTAGTATTTAATTGAGTATTAGAACCAAATAATGTATTAACTGTAGTGGCCCTTAAATTTATTTGAGTTCCTATTACGGTTGAGGACACATTTGTGCCTAAAGTAGTAGTTGAAGTAGTATTTTGTTGTGTTGCTGCTGTAGATTGAATTCCTACTCCATTAAATGTAGCCATTGTTCTTACATCTGCTATTGTGGCTGAATATCCTGATGTTTCTCTAGCTGTGGTATTACCTAAATAATTTAATGTTTGAGGATCAATTGCTAATGCTGTCCCTTGTGGAAGTGAAACAACACTTAAACCTAAACTTATCACTGGTAGTACTGCTGTACCTCTAGGTAAAGTAGCTAATTTGTATTTCATTATTTGAGATTCATCTGGAAATGCTTCTAATAAAGGCATGTTTTCTATTGCCTCACCATAATAAGCAGAACCAGATGGATTGGTTGGATTATAAAGTGTATAATCTATTTCATCATCTGCTAATGAAAATTGTGTGATTCTAAATGAACCATCATTTTGAGCTAACAACTCTCTGCCTTTTTTAGTTAAGATGGCATCAACTGTTATAACTTGATTGTTTAAATATCCCATTTTTTATTAATTAATATGTTATAAATATATGTATTTTTTGTTTTTATATCACGTTATTTTTTTATTGTTTGTTAGAACCAAATTCTTTTGTTATTTGTTCTAAATTATCAGTAATATATTCAGGTGTATATTGGGTGGTAAAACCTCCAGGACCTATTCCAGTTACTAAATCTTGAATCATAACCATAGGGCTTCCTTGTTCTCCTTTCCATAATAAATAACCTGTACTAAAAAGACTTCCAATAATTGCTGTTTCTAATGGTGGTGGAGATAGTGTTATCCAAACACCAGAGGAGCCTGCACTTCCACTGACCCCTACTATTTCAAAAACTCCTTTTGAAGCTAAAGGGTATTCCTCTGCTAAACTTCCAGTATACCCTAAAGGAACAGGTTGAAGAAGGTTGTTATCTACTGGAGATTGTAAACCATCATAAAAAGTAAAAAACCATCTTTCTCCTTGAGTTAATTGTTCTTGGATACTAATAGATGAGGTTGTACTAGTAAGAAAAATCTCATCAATAGTTAAAATTCCAGATGAAGAAATATATTGACCTGATGAATTTCTTACTACCCTATTCATTTTTGCAGAAGGGGTTTGGAATTCTGCAGTAGATAAAACATTAGTAGGGGCGGGTAAATTTTCTGCTGGGTTAGTAGATCTCCATAAATCTGCTCCTTTAATCACTATCTCACAATTTGATGTTCCACCATTAGATGACATATAATTACTTATTGTTGGAACACCAAAACCTGATGTTAAAATTTTTGGGTTTGTAGGTAAATATGCAGGGGGAGTCACACCTGTTGTATCATAAGTTAAAACAGATATCAGGTTGTTTTTTTCTAATTCATTTAGGGCATAATAATAATCTCCTGTTTTTTGAGTTACATTCTTCATAGATGAAGATTGAAAGTAATAACCTGGGGATGAATTGAAAGTTTCTATTTGAAATCCTTGGTATGGATTTGGAGTAGTTATTGTATTGTAATTCTTTGTTGGAGAAATAACCTTAACTGAGTCTGGTGAATCAATTTGATATATATCTCCCATTTTAAAAGCACCCCATCCTAGTATTTCAGGTGAAGTACCTCCACCCCAATCAAATTCATAGTAGGTGCAGTTTTTTAATTCTATTGAAGGAGTTTTACCATATGTTCCTATGTTAACTGGAGATTGTCTTGCCAGTCTAATATGTGGGAATAATGGAACTTTTCTTTCTCTTCCATCTGCATAAGTGCCTGAAACATATCTATTAATTTCTTTACTTTGATTTTTAGTACCATTATATCTAATGTTAGTTTGGGCTAATGAAGTATAATATGATTCGGGAACTGTAGCTCTAGTTGCGCTTTCACTAGCTAATGCTTCTGCATTAACTGGTACTGTAGTTGAGGTTGAGTAATCTACATCTTGTAAGAATGGGTTAGGTCTTTCTCCCTCTACTTCACCTTGTAATACATCACAATCTGAATTGAAGAAGGGTTGTGTTAGGTAAGGTTCAACAATTACTTCACTTGTAGGTCCTGTTGAAGTTGATGATGTTATAAAAAATCTACATGAGGATGAGAATTTTGTCTTTGATGGTGGATCAAGCAAACTCCCATTAAATTTTGTTGTAAATATAAACCTATCTCCAGGTAAAGATTCACTTACATTAATACTAAAATCAAAGGCTACATTTGAACCAGTAGGTATATCTACTGTTATTAATTTTTCTTTATTAGAATATAAACCAGTATCATAGGGAGAAGGCCATCGATATATTCCTAATGTGGAAGGAGTAGCAGAGGCAGATACACTCCCTGATGCCCTTATATATAAGTCTTTTTGAGGATATGTACCTAATATATATGAATCTTCATTAAAAAAGTTATGATTATCAATTGAATTTGTAGTAAAAGGGATAATATTTTGTGGATCAAATAGTGCATAACTGGTTGTATAATTAGTTGTACTATCAAATGATCCTGTAAATATATATTCTAAGGTTGAATGATCAGCCCCTGGTATATCATTGTTTTCTGGTGGGTTTATATAATATAAATAAAAATCCTTATTCCTAGTTCTATTTAATATTTGATATGTTCTATTTCCTCCACTTAAAGGAATAGTAATATATGTTATTGATTCTAATGTAGTTGTAATATCAATACCATCTTTATCTATCCTCGCTATTTTTATATATCTTACTTTTCCTGACATTCTATAAATATTTTAACTTGTTGATGATGGTGCTTCTGAAGGGGATGGCCCTGGAATAGGAACTGATGAATCATCTTGAAACCAAGTTTGTATATAACCATTAGTTGGTGAGTTTAAAGTGTTAATAAAATCTGAAAATGATTCAGCAATAGAATTATATGACCTTATTTGATAATCTACTCCTTGTGTATTTACGTTTTTAGCCCAATCACATCCTGGGTTTAATTCTCCATTAGTAACTAATAAAACTGAACCTGAAAATTCACCATCATAAAATTCATATTGAGAATCATTTGTTTTTTCAACTGACCCCGATAATACTTGGAAAGTTTCATTCCAACTTTGTGTGATGTTATATTCATTATTAGGTCCTGCTCCTAATGATCCTGATGGTGATGTTGTTAAGTTGTTAAATTTATTAAATACTCCTCCTGCTCCTCCTGATATAGCAACCATATCTATAGAACCTGTATATATCTTATTTTCTTGTGATACTTGAGGTTGAGGATATTTATTTCTTTCTAATAAATGTTGTTTTATTACTAAACCAGATGCTAAACTTGTTCTTACAGGAATAAAATCCTTAATCATTTTGAATAATGAATTATCAAAGAATTTAATTAACCTAATAAAGTCTACTAAATCATACTGTTTAATATATTTTTTAAAATAATCTTCACTTAAATTATTTAAATCAGGGTATATTTGAGCAGATGAGGATCTTTGTCTAGGGTCACCTATATAATCACCAATATTAAAATGTCCTATTTGAGATATAATATCATCATTAATCTGATTTTGTGGTGAAAATGCTACCTCTAAGTAGTTAATATTTTCAGTGTATGAAGCACTAGCCTCTGTTTGTTGTGTTACTCTTCTAAAAGGGGATAATGTATCTCCATAAGGTACAACATTGTCTTCATATCTAATTTTATCAGTAATTCTATTTTTAATACCTGCTGCTGGTTGATCTAGGAAATAATATTCAGTATTAGGTACATAAGTTGGTGTTTCACTAAATATATAATTACTATCAGAGGCAAAAGATGAAGAAGTAGCCCAAGATCCAGTTACTTTTGGATGTATGGATACTTGAGTAGTAGCAGTTGAAGTATCTAATTCACTACCTAAAGCAGCTCTAAAAATTAATTGATCTGGGGAGGAGTTAATACTATTACCTTCAATAGATAAAGGATTCATAACATAATCCTTAAATACATTTTCACTTAAAGGTTGATTATAATATCTTATTTCTTGTATTGAACCCGAAAATGGTAGATATGTTGTAGGGTTGTTTATTGAACTTGAAGCAAAGGTTATTTTATTATTAGAGGCCCAATAAGAACCATCTACACCTGCTACAGTTGAAGATGAAATAAATCCTATAGAAGTTCCATCTTTACCATTATATATTTTATTTGCTGCTTGTAAAGTAAAAGTATTAGCACCACCATCTCCTTCTTTAGATATCATAACAGACCACCAATTTTCATCAAAGAAAGGTAAATATACACTAGCGGAGACATTTGGAGAACCTGGTTCTGGGGTGAGTCTTAAAGTAGCATATTGATAATAGGGATCTTTTATTGAACCACTATATGATCCTGTAGTTAAACCTGAACCTGTATATTCTAATGTTAGTTCTATTGAGTCACTAAAATTAGAGGATATTGTGATTAAAGATTGTGATAGGTTAGTAGGTAGAATATCTTCTGCTTTAAATCTAAATTGAATTGATTCTGGTGTATTAGAGTATGAATTCCAATTACTATCAACCTCAAAAGAACTTGACATATAACTTAATCCAGGACCTACTCCTAATGCATAATTAAATTGATTAAAATATAAGTCCCAATCGTTTTCATTTACTTTATCTTTACCACCGAATTCAGATATTCTAAGTATAGTATCAGGTATACCATATGATGTTATTAGAGCTCGTAATCCTGAAATTGTTCCTTTTGATTTTAGTAAATATGGAATGTTATGATATATTCTTTTATATAAAGATTTATTAACATCATCCATAGGGATAATATCATTTGAGGCAGATATTAAAGTATCAACATATTCAAACCCAGTTGGAACAGGTAATGAACCTGTCATTTCTGGAAATGGGAATGTTGCTCCTTCAGGTGTTAATCCTAAAAAGGCAGTATATAAATCTTTTGTAGAGAAGTTATTTTGATATAATTTAACACCAAAATCTTTTATTGCATCTGATACTAATTCTTTTGAAATACCAAAATCTAATCTATTATCAGCATTATATTTTTGGGTAATATCTTTAGTATATAACCAAACATTATCATAGTATTGAGCTACCATATCAACAAAAAGATCATATTGGAAGTTGTTAGAATCTTCTCTTAGATATTCAGGTATAGCTTTTAATAATTGGTCAGGATTAGCATTATCATAATTTGAGGCTGATAGTAAAATACCCCCAAAATATGCTGAGTTTTCATTAGCACTACCTAACCAGGTTAACGCTTGAGAACTTGTAGTTGAATATAGAGTATATGGTGGTTCTGTATTTGATTTAGGCCAAGAAGCACTAGAACCACTATCATAATACATAAAATATTCAAATTTATCAAAGTTTTTGATTATGTCTGATATTTTTGACTCTAATATTACTGTACTAGTTGCTGAGCTTGTAACATTAGAAAGTGCTAAAGATTCTGAGGTGTAATTTTCTATTAGTCCAACTTTATAATTAAAATTTTCTAATCTAGTTTGTACTGAACTAAAATGAATAAAATCTGAAAAATCTGTATAATCAACACTTATGGCTATAGAAGATTCTTCTAATAAACTATTTACTTGATCTCTTGAACTAGTAGGAGCACTATTTATAATATCAGAGTATGATAAATTTTGTGAAGAGTTATTAATCTGACCCTTTAAAGGTATATTATAATTTGGACCTTTTAGTGGTGTTGAATCTCTAAAAACAACTGGGGTGATTGGGTATGTAACTTGAAATGCTTCTGGTTCATTTAATGTTGTTACAATCCAAAGATTATCTTTAAGATTAAATTGAGATGGTAATGGTTCATATAATTTAATTAAAATTGTAGGATCATCTGTTGTCTCATTTTCTAATTTAATATTATTAGCTATAATTAATTCATTATCTCCCAAATTAAGATAAAAATCAACAAAATAATCTTGATCATCTCTAAATAAAATAAAATTATTAGTTTGTTCTAATATGTCTAAATTAGATAAAATTGTACTATCTAATCTAATTTCTGTCCTATCTGATGATATTTCTGATATAAAAAGATTAGTAAATTGGTCACCTATTCTTTTTGTTAGAAAATTATAATATGCTATATAATCCCCAGAAGTATAACCTTCATTTGTAATGTCATCTTCAGGTGAAATTTGAAATTGATTAATTTTATCAGTTATAGCAGCTTGACCATCATTTAAGACTGTGTAGTTATTATAATTTAAATTACTATTAAGTAAGGTATTATTATTACTATATACATGAAATTCTATGTAACTAGAATTTAAAAGAGATGTATCAATATCGAATTTATTTATTAAATTTACATCTTTCTCTTCATATATTTGAAGTTCAAAGTTTTCTGGATCTATTCTAGTTACTTCAGCCATTCTTTTAAGTTGTTGGTGTTTGGTTTATACCGGCTGCTTCTTGTTGAGTTTGAAGAAGTTCTTCTCTTAATTGAGCTATTTCTTTTTGTAAGGCTTGAATTAATTCATCATTTTGATCTGATTTAATATATTCACTGCTTGTTTTTATTAAAAACTCATGAGAATTAGTCTCACCTAATTCATTTATTTGATAAAATAAAGTATTATACATATCAAAAAACTCCTGAACTGTTGGTTGTTCATCTATTTCATCTTGTACAGTTTTAACACCTAATTGATTAAAAGATGGATTTATTGTTTTAATATAATCTCTTTTATTAAAAACTTCTTTATTTAAATTTACATTTTCTGCCATTACCCATTTATAACCTTAAAATAATAATTATCATCATATACTATTGTAGAACCATTTATATTAGTTTTAATTAAAATTTGATAATATCTTTCTGGTTCTAATCCATTCATATAAATATCAAAATAGTTTCCTTTATCATCTGAGCTTAATTGTGTATATTCAGTATCAAATGTAATAACAAATTCATTGGTATCCAAGTCTTTTACAGCATAGTATGAAGCTGTTGGTAAATAATTTACTCCTGTAAATAATGAAGATGTTGTCCATACAGGAGCTGGATATTTGGGTGCTAAATTAAATCTAAATCTATTAACACTTGATGGAAAAAATTCACCTGGATTTTCTGATAGAGATGTTGCTAAATTAGTTGTGGTAACTATACTTTCTGAAGCTGAACCTGTTAGTACACTTGAATAATCTCTCCATTTAAACTCTAATTGAGGTGGGTATATAGTGTTAGTATCAACACTATAAAATTGCATTACTGGTTGGATTTGAGTATTTGTATTAAATTCAACTGAATTTTCCCATTTAGTGATAAAACCATAGTTAGGCAATGATGCTGATGCATCTACTGATAATGAACTGCTATACCAATTTTCTACTATTGTTTTAACTCCTACTCTTAAATCTTTATCACTTCTAGTATCAAAAGATTGAGTTACAGCATATAAAGTACCATCTGATCCACTATGGTACCATGCCCCACCTCCTGCTGCTACATAAGTAGGATTGTATGAACTTGTTACATAATGATTAGTATTGTCAGTTCCACTTGAAGACCAAGCTATAGAACCTTTAAAATTAGGTGAAAACCATATACATCCATCTGTTGTTTGAGGTACATCTAAGTATGTTCCAGTACCATTATACCAAAATTGCGCTAAAGGATGTACTGATAAATCTGTTGATTCTACTACTCCTTGAGCTGTTGCTATAAATGATCTAAAATCTACATCCCATTGTGAACCTTTAATTTTATTATTAATAACATCTTCTATTTCTTCTTGAACAAATTCAGTTAAAAATCTTGCTACTTGAGGATTAGAGTCTATAGCTATATTTAAGTTTGAAATTGTAGTTATAGGGTCAATTCCTGTATTCATTTCTGGGTATAATGAATATAATGTTGCGTCTTTATATGGAAATAATTTATATATGGCCATGTCTTAATTTTATAATGGTACTACTCTACCTTTAATATCGGTATTAGGATATTTTATTTCAAAAATACTAGGGTCTAAAGAGGGATATATAACTTGATTTTGTGTAGCAGAACTTATATCATAAGCATACTGTGAGTATCCTGATGAGGTTCCTGCTTTGTTAGTTATTTTAATATCTTTTACAGTTTGTACACCATTTATCCTATCTAATCTAACATATAAGTCTCTTACTAAGATTGGTTGATTGATTTGAAAATTATCTCTTTCAAAATATTCTTGTAAAGAATTTATACAAGCTAATATAACATCACTATTATTAAAGTTAGGTAAAACTATAATTTCAAAATCTACAGCTATATTAATAATAAAGGCATCTCTTATTTCAATACTATCACCTATCATTCTATATTGTGATAAATAAGTTCTTAAATTCTTTTTTAATGTTTGAGAAGGTGTTGCAAATTGTCCTAATAAATTTTGAGATAAAATAAAAAGATTTAATGATTCTACAGTAGAAACTTGAGAATCTGTTAATTGGGGTTTTTCAATATAAGCTTTAGCTACAGTACCAAATTCAGAAGGCATACTTAAAGCTCTAACCATATAATCATCTAATGTAACTGATCTTTGTTGTGCTGATATAGTAGATATTGTATTTTGTCTTAATTCTTCTTGTGTATCACCTGCTTGACCTCCATCAGCTGCTGTGGGGTTTGTAACAGCTAAAGTACTGAATATATAATTTGAAGTTGTACTATCTAATTCTGGGGTGTTAAATGTTGTATTAGTTGAATTTAATGTTGTTAAATCTCCAGCAGGAACATTAGATGTGACTCCACCACCTGTTAAATATCTTACTGTTAAAGTAATATTTGAAGGAGCAATACCATATGTGTTTGTGAATAAGAAATTAGATGGTGAGTAAGCTGTTGTTAATTTATCTTTTTCAAATGGTAAACCTATCCCTACATTATTGGGATTGGGTGTAATTAATTCATCTTTATCATTTGGATTTCCTGCTCCAAATTGAATTTGTAAATTCTCTTCTGATGTTAAACGTGTAGCAAAACGTCTTTGTACTTTTTTTAACTGTAATAAATAAGGAACATCTCCAGCATCTTCTACATTATTTGGGTCATTTGTGTTAGTATTTTTAATATTATCATAAATCATTTCTTGAGCTAAATAATCTACTTCATACCAAGTATTACCATCAGAATCTATTATATCTAATATTCCTATTATATTACTATCAGCTATATCAACTGTTGGGAAGGGTTCATGTTGTCCAAATATAAAGGATTTGGAATTAATGGTTGATGATATTGCTTTTCTTGTTTTCTTTAAAAGATAATATTGGGGGGCAGTTCCTGCTATTTGATAAATTGATACTTCTGTTGGATCTAAAGAACTTGATTTTGAGAAATCACATTTATCTTCCATTAAAAAACTAGTATTAACATTTAAAGATGAAGCTATTGTACTATTTTCACCTATAGTTAAAGTATAATCATAATCAGGAACATACTCTCCACTAACTAATTTAGATGGAACTTGTTGGTATAATTCTATTACTGCTTGAGCAGCACCTGTTGCCTTTGGTTTATAACCAAACATATAAGCTAATTCATATAAATTATTAGTTTGTCTAGCAAATTGAGTGAAGTTTTCTTGTAATTGATTATCTAAATAAAAAGACATTACATCACCTACATAAGCAGCTTGTTCCATAAACATCATACCTGGTGATGATGGGGAGAAGTCATTGTAAGTATTAGGGAAATAAGTTTTAGAGAACTCTATTAACTTAGCTCTAATATCAGAAAAATCTCTATTTATATATTTTACATCTATATTTTCAGACATTATATAAAGTTTAATTGTAACGTATCATTAATGTTAGTATTTGTAATACTATATTTTAATTCTACTGTTATTGTGTTATTATCTTCTTGTTTTAATATTTCTAAGTTACCTATATTAACACTTGGAAAAAATATTCCTAAATCTGAGGATATTCTTTCTTCTAGAAAATCAAGATTATCAGTGTTTATTTGTTCAAAAATAAATGCTCTTAATCCTCCACCGAATGTTGGGTTAAGTGGTCTCTCTCCTGGGTTTGTAAGAAAGTAATTAATTAAATTATTTTTAATAGATGCTGCTGTTGTATAATTAGGTTTAAATACACCAGGTGCAGAAAAAGGAAGATTCACTCCTACTGCAGCACTTTTGTCAAAGTCAATTGGTGATATTTGTTGAGCATCAAAAGGCATTTTTATTATCTATTTGTCATTAAACCCATTATTTGATCCATTCCTACTTCACCTCCAGGTAAAGCACCATTTGGAGATGTTGTATCTATAGTTCCTTTAGGGTTAAAATTTTGAGCGTGACTACTATTTAAGTTTAAAGCAGTTTCTCCTAACACATCCATATATGCCTTCTTTTTATCCACTAATGAATGTTGTGGTGGATTTTGAGTGACAGGAGGTTGTGTTGTGGATGTTATTGTTTTATTTTCTTGAAGAGGAGTTTGTTTAGGTGCTCTTACAGCCTCTAATAAAACTTCCTTTAATTCTTCTTGGATAGCTTCCTTAACTGCTTCCTTAATTAAATTTTTTAATAACGTGGTTTTCATGTTGTGTTTTTTATAAATATAATATTATTATGCTTTTAAATCATTTTGTTGAATATAAAATACTAACTCATCAATTAAAATTTGATCATTTGATGAAAAAGATGGTTCCCCCTGTAGCATTATTATGCCTGCTTTATTTCTTGCTATTGCTCTTCTTCTTTTTAATCCATCAACTGTAGTATTATCTACTGTTATAACTTCCATTTCAAAACCATTTACGTTAGTGACTACAGGAGATAATTGTTGGGATTGTTGTTGGGTTGCTTCTAATAAATCATTTGATATTTGTTCTTGAGGTAATGAATCTTTTGTAGCACATTTTTGAACTAACATATCTAATAAAGATAGATATTGTAAAGCTGTAGATAAGGCTTGGATTAATATTTGTATTATTATTAATGTTGTGGATGAAATTAATTTGTATTTTTTTAGTTTTTCTTCAATTGTTTTTACTTGTACTGATGCAGAACCTGGGATTGGTGTGACTGATGTTGAGGGGATTAAAGTTAAAGCTTTAAAAGTTTCTAAAACAATCTGAGCTACATCAATAGAACCATCCAATATCCTGACTCCTACTTCTACTTTTTTTAGAAAATTATATATATTATTTAAGGATTTTGTTAATTTATTTTTCCTATCAATTATTTTATTTAAATTTTTAGGACATGTAGAATCAATATCTTTAGGATCTTTAGCTAAAGCTTCTAAAACTTTAGCAATTCCAAACTGTGCTATTAATGCTAAAATAGCTGGTATTAATGTTTGTTTAATATTAAGTACTGCTTTATTAATTGCTTGTTGTTTTATTGTTTCAAAATCTAAATTTTCTATTTTTATTTTTTTTAATTGTGGTTCTTCTATTAAGAGCGCATCTCTTTTTTCTAATTTTAAATCTTGACTTAATGGAGATAAGAATATTGTTCCTAAATTTTGTTTTAATGTTTTATCACCATTAACAGCAGGAATTGATTTTTGACTATATCCTTCAGCCGATATTATTATATCAAAAGGTTTGTATGTTATCTCAGTTGTTGATGTTGTTGGTGGTTTAAGATTAAATAAGTCTTTATAAGTTTGGAAAAACTTTAATGGCATTTGTTTATGCTGTGTATCCCATTTATTAGACACACCATTACGTTCCATAGCTAATAAATTATCATAAAGATAACTTGCACTTCCTCCTTTTTGACCAATCCAATTATTAGAATTAGAAACTAATTTAACATTTGATGGTAGACCTGGGTTTGTGTTTATTTTAGTTTTAGATGAGGGGTCTATTAAACCTATAAAATCAAAATCTTTATCTACTTCAGGCCAAATTAAATTACCACCACCAGAAAAACCCATTATATTTCTAACTGATGGATTAGATATTGTATCTTGAAATTTTTGATTTTCATTATAATTTATAAATTCAACACCATTAGT